CAGCAAGTATGACTGCTGCACAGAAAAGAAGTGCCGTAAGAAGAAAGAGAGCAAAAAAGCAAGGAGTAGGGGGAAAGCCTACAAATGTGCGTACATTTGCTAGAAAAAGAAATGGAAAGAGAAGAGCATAATGGCAAGACCAAGTTTTGGACCACAAGCTAGACATAGCAATGGTAAGAAAAAAACAAGGCAAGGTCAAAGCGTAAATACAAAGTTTGGAAATAAAATGAGTAATAAGCATTATAAGAAAAAATATAGAGGACAAGGTTGAATAAAGATAAAAAAAATCCATGGAACTATAATTTTTTAGGTCGTAAAGAACAGCCTTTGTCAGCTCATATGGCAGAGTCTGGTCCTATTGATGAAAAATCTATAGGTAGATATGCTAAAAAACAAGTAAGGCTTTTTAAACAAAAAAGAAAAAATTTACAAAAAATGAGACAAGAAGCTGGAAGAAAAGCTGATGAGTATAACTTTCAGAAAAAAATGCAACGTCTAGAAAAAGAAAGTAAAAGAGTAAACGAAGAAATTAATAAATTAAAAAACAGTAGAGTGATAGATGGCTGATTTTAAAACAAGAATAGATGATTTAACAGGATTTGCAAGCACTGACGATACAGCATTAAGTGACTGGCTGTCAGCTGGTGCTCGTTCTGTAATGAATGTACTTCCTTTAAATAAGTTAGAGAGAGTAGCAAGCAATGAAAACTTTACAAATAATATAGATGTAGAGGGAAAAAAGATTTTATCAGTTGTTAGAAAAGACAACAATCACGCAAGTAAAATTTATACACCATGTAGAAAACTACCACCTTCAATGATGGGGAGAGTGAATGATACAAACTATATGGAAGCTGCTTCAGAAAGTGACCCAGCATATATTATACAAAATGATGTTTTAAATACATATCCAGGTAGTAATGCAAGCAATGACAGTAGAGTTGTATTTGTAAACTCTTCAATAACTGTAGCACATGGAGACAGTGCAATAGCAAACTTTCCAGATGAAGCAGAAGAAGCAGTAGTTTTATATGGAGCAAGAAACGCATTAAATAGATTGATGAATGCAATGAACACAATTAGTGCATTAAGTATAAGTTCAAGTGCACCTAGCACACCAGATGCACCTAGTATTTCATATAGTGATGCATCTGTTGGTAGCTCTGTTAGCTCAGCTCAAGATGCAGTAGCAACAGCACAAGATTCTATAGCAGCAGCACAGGACTCTATAGCAGCTGCACAAGATGGATATACTGGAGAAACATCAGTATCTGCAGGTAGTGCTAGTGGAAGTACTGATTCTGCTTACAGTAAAGTTACACCAACAACATCAAATAATGGTTCTTTAACTACTTTGACAGCAGGTGCTAAAGGTACAGCAGATGACCAAATAGATTCAGATAAATTCTTTGATGTTGCAGCTGATTTAATTGAAACAGATGAAGATGTTGAATTAGCTACTGCTCAAATAGCAAAAATTAATTCTTACGTAAATGCTTTTAAAACAGAAGTAGAAAATGAAAAAGCAGCCATGACAGCGACCATTAAAGATGCTGAACTTGCAACACAAGCTAGCGTTGCATCTGCTAGAGAAACTACTAGAGCAAACACTGCAATAGCATCAAGTAAAACTACTGCAGGTACTGCTAAGATGCAAGCCTCTACTAGTGCAGCTACTGCTAAAATGCAAGCATCAACATCTGCTGCTACTGCTAAAATGCAAGCTTCTACTGGGGCAGCAGTACAAAAAATGCAATCATCTACAAATGCAGCTATAGAGTTAATGAGACAGGCTACAAGTGTTAGCGTTCAAAATGAAGCAAGAACTTTAGAAGCTGCAATACAAGATTATGTGCAAGAGATTTCAAGATTTCAAGTAGATATTGGAAAATTTTCTGCTAATGTAAATAAAGAAGTACAGCAATATAATTCTAACTTACAGAAAGATATTGCTAAATATAGCTGGTATGAAAAACAATATGCTATGATAGATGCAAGATATAAAGAGCAGATACAAACATTACAAGGAGCAATATAATGGCTGCAATAGAATTTACAGGTAAAGAGATATACAGTAGAGTACTTCAGGCTGTTCCTGGAGTATCAGAAAACTATGTATTAAACTTAATTAATGAAGCGTTAATTGATATGGGTCAATTTTTGCAGAAAGTAGAATATGCTAAAACGGATTTAGCACATAATCAGTTGTGGTATAATTTAGATGATGATAGAGCAATTACTGTAAATAAAGTATTTAGATGTGCAATTAAAAATGATGCTGGTGAATATATACAAATTCCTAGATTAACAAATCAGGAAATAAAACAGTTTTATAGCGAAGCATCAGCTAACACAACATGGACAGAGGTATAACATGGCAGCAGTAAGCAGTACATACAAAGACCCATCAACATCATTCGTATGGTGGATTGAAGGTGATAGAATAGCAATAGCTACTGAAATAGGTGATGGTGGTACATCAGAAACTTCTGAAACAAAACTAAAACCAGTACAGCTAGGCTCAGGTAATACTATAACTGATGGTATGGTAATATCATATTATGCAGAGCCAGATAAGTTAACATCTATTACAGGTACGCTTGATATAGACAATACATTACAGCCTTTGTTAATTGATTATGTAAAACATAAAGCTTTGATGGATGCAGCATCAAGAGAAGATAACCCTGCTATAGCACAAATAAGGATGGCATCTGCACAACAATGTTTAGCAAGTTATAGAGAAGGTTTGAGAAAATTTGGTATGAAAAAGAACGAAAAAACAGGTGGTACAAGAGGTATTGTACCAGCAAATATGAGGTAAAAAATGGAAGTAGGAAAAGACACTAAATTTACATTATCTATAGAAACAGGTATTAGTATCTTAGTTACTGTGGGTATGATTATAGGGATGTGGTATTCTTTACAGGCAGAAATAGAACTTGCTAAAGAGTTACCAGAACCAGAAGTTTCACGTATGGAATATGATTTAAAAGACCAAATGATTCGTGATTCAATATTAAACACAGAGGGTAAAGTAGACAAGCTTGAAGAAAAAGTAGATGATATTAAAGACGATACTAGAGCTATTACTGAAACTCTAATAGACATGAATAACAAATAATGAGGTTTACAGATGAACAACAAATTTATATCATACTTGGTATTAACAGTATTCTCATCTCTATCTTGGTTGCACTCACAATCAGTCAACTTAGATAGCTTTGCATCAATACAATCACTTAATGTGCAAAAATGTGCAGTAGTACAAGTTAATGCATCTTGGAATCACTCAAACAGAGTTAAGGTAGAAAAACTAGCTAAGCTTTGTTATGTAGGTGAAATAGATTTAAATAATAAAACTGTTGGTGCAGTGATACAAAAAGAATGGAAGATTAAGGTTGTACCTACTATTATTATTTTAAAAGAAGGTAAAGAGGTTATGAGATATGAACCTGGAATAAGTATGAGATTTGATGAACAAGAAGTTTTTGATAAAATTAAAAAAGTAATAAAGTAATGCCTAGAAAAAAAGCAAAAGCTATAAGAAAAACTACTAAAGGCAAGAATGCTAATTACAGACCTACTAAAAAAGGTGCTGGAATGACAAAAAAGGGTGTAGCTGCTTACAGAAGAGCTAACCCAGGTAGTAAATTAAAAACTGCTGTTACTGGTAAAGTTAAAAAAGGTAGTAAGGCAGCTAAAAGAAGAAAGTCTTATTGTGCAAGGTCATTAGGACAACTGAAAAGAAGTTCTGCTAAAACTAGAAATAATCCAAATTCTAGAATTAGACAAGCACGAAGAAGATGGAAATGTTAAACAATAGGAGATAACATGAATATAGTAATCAGTAAAATGTTAACAGGTCTATTAAGTGAAAAAATCTTAAAAGCTGTGTTAATTAAACTTGGTGACCATTTCATCAAAAGGTCAGACAATAAATTAGATGATGAAATCTGGGCTGAAGTTAAAAAAGCCCTAAAGTAAGGAGAAGGATATGAACTGCGAATGTGGATGTGGGTGTTAATAGATGCCTAGAAGGTCATTACAATTAAATGATTTTAGTGGAGGACTTAATACTAAGTCCTCTCCTAGGGATATTGCACCCAATCAGGTCCAGAAAGCAGACAATGTTTTCTTATCAAATCCAGGTCTTTTAGAGGCAACTTCAGATGCTTCTATAAAAACTACTAATCCTGGTGGAGGCACATCAGAAACAATGACTCATACTCAGCAGGGTAATGGAGCATTTATATTTAACTCACAATTTAATGTAGATTCAAGTGGCACTGCAACACAGCAATCTCAAATAATAGCTTATCCTATAGATAAAGGTTCTACTGACAAAACTACCATACAATTTTTTAGAAGAGATTTTGACAGTGAAGGTAATTTTGTTTTAGCAGATGACTCTGGAGACGCTGAAATAGATATGCAAGTAACTGGAGCTGTACAACCAGTATATTATTTTGTAGATGGTGTACTTCATGTATCTGATAAACTTGCAGTAGATTCAAGTATTACAGTAGAACCTAGAAGAATGCCTTATGTAAAAGAATCTAGATTTGGTACAGACGTAACAGGATTTTTAGACACTACTATGAAAGTAGAAAGAAGCACCACTCAGTTTGAAGCTATAACAAAAGGTACAAGCTTTACTGACCCAGGCATTGGTGAGTTTAGCGTAAAGCTACAGACAGACCCTACATTAGACTCGCAATCATTTTTTAATATTATACAACAAGAATCAGACGGAACAGATGATACAGATAACTTTCTTACAGTTACACCGAACCCAAATGAAACAAATCCAGACCCTACTGCTGATATAAAATTAACAGATAAATTAATTCATTTAAAACTAACAGATGCAAATAATATGTCTTCTGTTACTTTAAATTATGGAGGAAGTAGTGGTATAGCTACTGGAGGCATAGCAAATCTTGTAGGAGAAGTTATACATATTAACGGTGAAGCTATGAGAGTAAGAAGTACAAATACGATGAACGGTTCATCAACTTTAGATGTACTACAACTTCTTGTAGATAGAGATGTATTTGGAACTGGTGCTTTAGAACACGCTACTGGAGCAAAAGTTCAAACGACATTAACAACAAGTATCAGTGTTACTGGTGGTGGTTGGGAAGCTGGTTCTTATGAGTTTTGTCATACAGTAATTGATTTACAAGATAATGAAACACTACCACAAGCTCCACAATCAACTTTGTTTCCTATAACATCAGGTGCATATTTTACCAATGTAGGATTTAGAATAAAAGACACTGGATTTGACTTTAGA